TACTGCTGACATAATTTCTGCTTCTGTGTAGCGATCTAATTGTTTTAAGCTTTCAATAACTGGTGCTAAATAAGGAACTCCTCTTGTAAGCCCTGGTCTAATTCGGTTAAAAATATGAAATACCTGTCTATTATCATATTTATCAAAAGCAGGGATTTTTACATATTTTTTGCTTTTCTCATTTTGGTAATCATCTGGATGCTGATTACAAATATGATAAGCAATTGGTGCTCCATTTTTATCAACTTCCACTCCAGCAATTAGCTTGTCGGTGTTGGTTTTATAATCAGGATTTGAAACTCTATCTGCTTCAACTAACTGTAAGCTAAGATCAATTAACTTATTTGACTTAGGGATAGTTCTTTTAATTATAAAAATATCACCGCTTTCAAGAACTGATCTGAGTATTAAATTTTGAATCTCGCTAAAAGTTTGAGATCTGGTAATATCGCAATCAGTGTTTTCTGCCCAATTTCTAAAAATTCGCTCAGCATTTCTTTCAAATTTATCAAATTCAGATTCATCTTTAAAAAATGGCTTTAGAACTTCACGATCAATATGAGATTGAACCTTTAAGCCAGTTCCTACAACATTGGTCACAACTGTATTTACAGCTCCACAGGCAAGAGGTGCATTTCTAATTAGATCACGAGATCTTTCCCTAAGTGCAGGTAAATCAGGTAAAGCAACATTATCAGCAGATCCATCAGTGATATCCCAACTTTTGGTTTGCCTTCTATCACGCCTTGCACCAACATAACCTCCAGCAATAGAAAGTCTGGCTCTAGCTTCTAATCTTTTTAAACCTTTTTCAGGGCTAAAATAAGATATAGTTTTATCCAGCCAGTTATCAGAAATTCTTAATTTTTTGCTCATGTTGGAGTTATTCCTCTTATTCTAATTCCGCCTCGTTTTTTTCTTTTAATTTGAACCAAAAGTCGCTTTTCTCGTTGCTCTAAAATTGCCAAATCTGCCTTTTTAACTCTTTGGCCATTATAGCTGGCTTCCTGAGCATTATTTAAAACATCAGATATGGCCTGCTGGACTTCCGTTAATTGTTCTTCTAAAGACATCACCTAAGTTAATTTATTCCTTTGCTTCGAACTCGTCTTGTTCGTAAAATTTTGCTAGTTTTTTGAGTCTGAATATCAGGCTCAGATTCACGAAGAGGGATTTCTGCTAATTTATGAGCAAGTTTGTTTAAATCTAATTTCCAATTCCGAACTAAACCACGAAGTGCTGCAAAAGCATAAACTCTACAATCTAACCCTTCAGTTGCCTGACCTTCTTTTCTTGGTTGCCATGATCTAACTGGTCTACCTTTAACATATTTGGTTTTTACAACTTCACTTGTTACTTGGTTAAACCATTCTTGATCACGCTCAATTGGAAAATGCCAATAACCAGCTCCTGATTTTTCAATTCTTAAGCGCTGCATTAAAGTTTCTTTGGCATCATTAACACCAATTACATAAACCGGTTTTTTAAGTCGTTTATTTTGACTTGCTCTTACTGGCCAGATTGGAACGCCATTACCATTTGAGCTTCCTTTGATAGCAAAGATTCTTTTATGTTTTCGCTCATCACAGTAATTGATTACATGATCTGTGTAATGACCACCAGAATCCACAGCCACAGCAGTAATTGGGAAATTGCCCAAATTCCTGCTATGGATAAATGTGTGATTTAAAATCTTATCTAAATCATTCCATAAATCAGGAGTTGATGGATCGCCATAAATCACCTGATAATCAAGCGACCATGATTCCTCATCTTTTCCCCAACCAACAATTTCTAGCTCTAATCTGTTATCTTGAACATCAACGCCAGCAGTAATGATGGCTACATCTTTTGGTAAATATTTGCCAAAATTTTCTCTTCTTTTTAAAAGTCCTGTTGGATCAATAGCCTCACCAGACATATCCTCCCAAGTTTCAGCAAGTTTAGTGTTTGTCCAAACTTGCAATCTTGGTGGGTCTTTATGAACCTCAGTAAATTCCTTGGCAATATCGCCCCAACTTACCCAACCATGAGGTGAGTAAAGTGATGAGAGATGAAAAGATACGACCTTTTTATCAGCATTACTCGCAGTTGCTATCCATTTACCATTTTTTAATATTTCTGCCTTTTGATGATCTTGCCAATGAGATTTACATTTTTTGCATTCATAATAGGCATTTTCTGGATCGCCTTTTGGCCATTTAACATTTTGCCATTTTAATATCTGAAACTCGCCGCAGGTCAAGCAAGGCACATAATAATATCTTTGATCTCCCTCTAAAAAGGCAGTTTCAATGCGACTATAATTTTTAATAGTCGGGGTCGAGATCATAAAAATCTTGCGATTGCTAAAAGTAGCAGTTCTTTGAATTGCTAAATTTACAGGATCACCTTCACTTGCCGCATCATCAGGGTAGCCGTCAATTTCATCTAGGAATAGATATCTAATTGGCATCGATCTAAGACCAACGGCAGAATTAGCTCCTGTTAAAATCAAAACCCCACCAGGAAATTCTTTCATTAGCATGGTATTGCCAGAATCTCTGCTTCTTGGATCATTGACTTTCTCTTTTAGAGCTGGGCAATTCTCAATTGCAGGATCAATCCTCATTTTTGAGGTTCTCTTTGCAGTCTCGACAGTTGGATTTACAATTAACATTGGCCCTGGGGCATGATGAATTACAAATCCCATCCAATTATTACCGCATTCAGTACCACCAATTTGCGCTCCCTTCATGAAAATTACTTTTTCACAAGGGTTATTTGGTGATAGACAATCCATGATCTCCTTTAGATAAGGAGTACGATCAGTTCTCCACGGTCCAGGTTCAGATGATGAAATAGATGTTAAAATTCTGTGATGATCTGCCCACTCAGAGATATTAAAATTTGGATCTGGTTTTAATCCTGCTCTAAAGCTCTTAAAATATAGATCATCATACATCATTCTTTGATAATTCTTCTAAAGCTTTAACTATTTCTGTTTTTAAAATTTCCTTCATCTCAAAAATATCAGTTTTTCCAACTAAAGCAGGAATAACTCGATCAGGGATATTTAACATTCTATCTCTGGTCATTCTAGCAGCATTAAAAGCTGATATTTTTACCTCATCTACTGAGATTAATTTTTTAGATTCTTTCTCAAATTGCAGTCTGGTTAATTTAGCATTATAAGCTTCCTTAATAGCTCTGCTTTGTTGATAGCTAGGGCCGACTGATAAGGGACTTGAAGGAGTAGAAATGTTGCTAATTTTTTCTTGAGTTTGCTCCTGATTTTCAGTTTTCTTAATTTGTGCTGGGTCAGTATTTTTTGACCACTGGCTATCCGCTAAATTAGGATCAATTTTACCATTATCTTTCTTGCTAATTCTTCCTTGTTTTATTGCTTTTCTGACAGCCCCTTCGGTAACTCCTCGGTGTTTTGCATAAGCTCTGATTGAGAGTTCCATTGTTGTTTCATGATCTTATTTTTGTTTTTCGATTAATTTTTCGACTTCTGTTAGAAGTAAAAAAGCAAAATCACTTTCTCTGGAGTATTGGTTTTTTAAGCCTTCAATCTTACGATTAACAATTTCAATCGCTTTATTTCCATGCTTTTCCACTAATTTTTTAGCTTCTAAATTTATTAATTCCTTATCCTTATTCATTGTCATTTAAAATTTCATCAAAGCTTTTTTTACTAATCGAATTTATTGCTTTTTTACCGGTTAAATTTTGCCATCTTTTAATTATAACATCCACATATTTCGGATCTAATTCAATCATTCTGCATCTTCTTTTTAACTGCTCGGCCGCAATTAAGGTTGAACCTGATCCACCAAAGGGATCAAGAATAATATCATCAGTTTTAGATGAATTTAAAATAGCTTTTTTAACCAATTCTACTGGCTTCATTGTTGGGTGAAGTTCGCTCTTATTTGGTTTGTTAAAATACCAAACATCAGATTGATTTCTATCGCCACACCAATAATGATCATTTTTTTCTCTCCAGCCATAAAGGATAGGCTCATATTGTCTTTGATAGTCACTTCTACCAAGGGTAAAGTGATTTTTAGCCCAGATGATAAAAGTTGACCATTTTCCACCAGCTTCAACAAAAGATTTTTGCAAAGTGTGAAGTTCTGATGAACTCATGCAAATATAACAAGCACCCTTGGTAAGTGCCAAAATATTTGAGCAACAATCAAAAAGAAATTTAGGGAAATCATCACCAAGATTATCATTTAAAATTGTTCTTTGCCCTGATGCATTTTTATATTCCTTGCCAGTTTTATTGTTCTTTTTGCCAATCAAATTATCCTTCATGGTGTTGCCATAATCCACATTGTAAGGTGGATCAGTGAAGGTCATATCAGCTAGCTCATTGGTAAGAAGGGCTTGGTAAGTTTCTAACTTACATGAATCACCACAAATTAATTTGTGATCACCTAACAGCCAAATATCACCAGCTTTTGAGATTGGTTTTTCTTCAACTTCTGGTAAATTTTCCTCCTCTTCCTTTTCGTCTGATTCATAGAGATTGGTAAATAATCTTTCTAATTCCTGATCTTCAAAACCAATTAAATCTAGATCAAAATTTTCCTCTTTTAAATCATGGAGTTCGTTTGCCAAAATTTCCTCATCCCAGCCAGCATTTTCTGCTAATTTATTATCGGCGATGATATAGGCGCGCTTTTGGGATTCACTTAGATGATCAAGAATAACAACAGGAACTTGATTAAGCCCAAGTTTTTTAGCGGCCATTAATCTTCCATGACCTGCAATAATACCTTTAGCGCCATCAACTAAAATTGGATTGGTAAAGCCAAATTCAGTAATACTGGCTGCAATTTGATTTACCTGATTTTCAGAGTGAGTTCTAGCATTTTTGGAATATGGAATCAATTCTTCAACTGACTTCATCTCAATATGGTCTGCCATTTTTGGCAAAAAATTATCCTTCATAATTTTTAATTATTTTCTTTGATCTTTAACCAAATACATTCCATCGCTAAGAACTCGCCATGCATAAGCTGCAACCAGCGGAACCACTCCATTTCCAGAGGCCCGAATTTCGTCCACCCGATTGGCCATCCCATCAGCCAATTTGTGAATTGCGGGTTTAAGGTTATCTGGGATTCGTTCCCACTGCTCATAGCTCGTGGGGCTTGGCGGCCAAGAAGGGAGTTGGTCGGAACATTCTCGCTCTTCGCACTGCCATCCTTCCAATCTCTCGTTGTTGGAGTTGCCCATGATTTTACAGCATGAACCGAGTGATCCCTCAGCTTTAATTTTGCTGCTTTGCCATCTCTCCATTCCATTATTCCCCCTTCGCCATCCGAGGCATTCGGGGTTCGCCAATTTATTGCAGTGTTTTTTAATCCCTTTCCATATCCTGGACTCGTGCTTCCTGGTTCCATTGCTCGTGGTGTTGGCCAGTTCTGAATTTCTACTTCCAGTCTCTTCTTGGGATTGTTGTTTTGAATTTCTTTGCTCGATGCTTCGTTGGCTGATGAACTTCTCACAGTCGGCCACATTTTTACAGTTCTGGCTAACCCCAGCGATCCGTCCTTGCCATTCTTGTTTATTTTCCTCAGAGTTCCTGATTTGTTGATTTTGTAGGTGTCCTTTGCAGAAATTATTGCTCCCACATTTGCATCCGATGACACAACAGTTGGCCAATTCTCTAATTCCTGAACTGCAATCCTTAGTGGTTTGTGAAGATTGATTCCTTGTTTTTTCTTTGCCTCTGATCTCTTCTTCCAATTCTCCAATGTTTCTGTTGGATTTGATAGGTGATCTGATGCTATCACTGTAGGCCAAGATGAATAGTCTTTCTCTTTTATGAGGAGCCCCAACTTCCTGCGCTGTAAACAATCCTGCCTTAACTTTATAACCCAATTCTGATAGGTCATTTGCGACTTGTTCAAATCCCAATCGTAAATGTCCGCCGACATTTTCAAAGAAGCAGATTGGTGGTTCGATTTCTTGGATGAGTCGTTTAATTTCTGGCCAGAGATGTCTTGGGTCTTTTTCGCCAAGTTTTTTTCCTGCAACACTAAATGGCTGGCATGGGTATCCTCCAGTGAGGCAATCCACTTTGCCACGCCAATTTCTGCCATCGAAGGTTCTAAGATCTGTCCAAATAGGTGCTTGATCCAAGATTTTGTCTTGCATGCGCGCTTTAAGGATGGCACACGCAAATGCTTCGTTCTCAATGTAACAGATTGCTCTAGAAGAGGGAACAGCCAGCTTGAATCCAAGCTCGATTCCTCCGACTCCTGAGCAGAGGGACATAATTCTGAAGGTATGTGAATCCACACTAAATTTTCTTAAAATATTTTTCGTTTAAAATAAAAAAGGCGCGTACCAAAATTAATTAGTACGCGCCTTGATAGGTCTAGTAATGATAAGGCTTTGCGCCTTTTTGTAAGTAAGCTGCGTACCCTTTTTAAAAGGCTAACGCTAGAGAAGTGCCGCGGTGCGCGTTACCCTCGGATGAAAGGTCGCCCACAGTACCTTATCTTATCTGCTTACATTTAATATGAGAAGAGGACATATTTACTAACAAATACTTTTGTTTACTATTTGCCTGCGATATCTTGCAAATTCTTCTTAAAAATCATTCCAAATTCATCTCTGACTGTTTTTTCAGTCACTTCAATCATATTGAATCTCTTATCAATATCAGCTTCTTTGCGAAGGAAATATAAAATCTTAAGACTCCCACGCTTACGCTGTGCTATTGCTTCCTGACCTGATGACATTTTAATTTTAAAAGCATCGCCTGATAGATAACCGCTTGGGCTGTTCTTAGTTGTTTTTCTCTTAACATCTTTGATGTTGTTGTAGATTGGTATTGCAAGCCTGCCATCTCTGGCTTTCTTTTTACCACCAGTTTGTTGCAGGCTGGCAAATGCAGCCATTGAATAAACCTGTGATTCTAAATTCTTCTTCGTTGCTGGTTTAATTCTGATGCTACTTTCAAATCCACTTTTCTTTTTTCTGATGTGGAATTCTTCTCTGATATGCTTTCTTACTTCATCTTGAGATTTTTTGGCAATCTCAGTTAAACTTTTGGCGGTTACAAATGGAATTTGTTTTGATTTAGCCAAAAATTGATTTTTTCCATCAAGGTCAATTGAAATTATTGCCATCTTTCTTGTGCGCACAATTTTTGATTTTGTTGTAATAACTATGCAATTAACCCCTGAAATGTCCAATGCTTTTTTAATGATTAGGAAACATAGGAAATTTATTTAGTTTGTTAGTAATTGTGAGTATAGCATTTTGCCACCTCCAATTGGCAGTTGATCTGGCAACTCCCAATTTTATGCAAATTTCCTTCCAAGGAAGCCTTGAAGCACGATACCAGATGATTTTGCGGTCATCTACCTGATCAAGTAAACTAACCCATTTACAAGTTTCTTCCATTTCAGAAATAGCCTGTGGCGTAGGTGGCCATCTTTTTGGCTTTTGATCCATCATAGCGATTTCTCTTTTGGTATAGATAATTTCTGGCCATGATGAAATATAGCCCCTTACTCTCACAGGAGGCAATCTCCTTAAAGTTCGAACAGCAGCCTCGAATCTTTCAGCTACTTGTTCTTTTGTCCATTTTTGATCTGTCATTTTTCTTATTTTCCTAAGTTATAAATTTTATTTCCGATTTGTTTAATGATTTCCTTTTCAGGCCAGCTCAGCCTTTCATCATCAATTTTGACAACCAGAATTCCTTCCTTGTTCCAGCCTTCCTTTTTGACCTTCTCAAGGTCAATTTTGGTTGGCTGCATTTTGCCCAGTGGGCTTTGATAATCTTTTTGCATAGTCATCACCTCATTTGATCCTTAATTACCAAATCAAGCAGAGCTAAAGCATCAGCTTCATTGTCATCAGAGGGGTTAAAACCAAGTTCAGTGACTGCTTGAATTATCTGATTTTT